AGAGATAGGGACGGCGTAGAAGATGTTATGAGAGATTATCTTAAATGAAAATTTATTGACAGCAACCGGAAAGGAGTAGAGAGGATGGGAAAAGTATTACCAATCCTGTTTAATACAGATATGGTCCGGGCGATACTGGACGGGCGCAAGACGGTTACGCGGCGGGCGATTAAGCCGCATAATGTCAAAAAAGCCAGAGATAACGGATATTGCCAGGGTAACGGCCTGTGGGTAGACCCCAGCACTGATAATGGCGATCATGAGGGACACATAAAAGATTACAGTATATCTCCGTGCTGGATATCGTGGAGCTACTACATCCAAAAGTATGCACCCTGCCAGACGGGTGATATCCTGTATGTCCGGGAAACGTGGGCTAAACATCCCAAAATAAAAAGATATTATTACAGGGCGAATAGCGAATGTGGCGGCCACTCCACCGAATGGGGTTGTCCTGAAGCATACGACAGAACGGCAAACTGCGATCTGTGCGAATGGCTTGCCGGTTACATAAAATGGCGCCCATCCATCCATATGCCGAAAGCTGCCGCCCGTATCTGGCTTAAGGTTACGGACGTGCGGGTGGAGCAACTACGAGATATTACTAATTCACAAATTTTAAAAGAAGGGTGTGACCTTGAATCTATTAAGCATTATATAAAGCAGATGCCAAAAGAGACAGAAGAGTGGATTCATGCCGCATACGCATTGGGATTTTCTCATCTGTGGGATTCAACCATAAAAAGACCAAACCTTGCCGGTTATGGATGGGGCGCCAATCCGTGGGTATGGGTAATTGAGTTTGAACGGTGCGAGAAACCTGAAGGAGAAAAATTATGCCAGAAGAGTATTTAATTATAAAAAAAACACTGGAAGGAATAGAACTTACGGAAGACGAAGAAAGATTGATAAAATGGATTGCCGGATGGGATTTGTGGACGATGCAGCAATTTTTACAGATTATTATAAAGTGTCGTAAATCTTAAAGCCGAGGATTTTTAGGAGGAATTAAAAAGCATGGAGAAAAAATGGACTATCGATGAATTAGAAACAATGTATTTGTTTGAATATAATGAAGAAGATGCAGAAGATACAGGAGATGAAGTACAAAATTTTCTGAATTGGTGTAGGAATAATCTTTTACATCTGGGATAACAATTGGGGGTAGGATGAAGCGATACATAATAATATTCCTGGCGGCGGCTGTACTCATTACCAGGTGCAGTAAGCCTTCGGAACCGGATCCATTCCGGGATTCAATTTACTGGATTAAAAACTAAATAAGAAAAGAGTCCTGTCCCAGGGTTGCCTCCCTTTGAGGAACAGAACTCATGTTCGATTGCATGTTTATTGTATACCCTTATGCGCATAAGGTCAAGATTATTTTCCAATTTATGGAAGAAAATTGAACAAAGAAATAGCGGCAGACCACCCGCCAAGATGATTTCTGCCGCTCTACTGCTTAAAGGTATTATAGCATTACTGCGCCCTTTAAGCAAGCATAAGGGAGGCATACAATGATGAAAGAACAGTTAATTAATGATGTATTATTGAGAATGCAAGAGATTATAAATAGGGAACAGCTCCGGGTACTGGAACAAGTGTTGCTGGCGGTTATGTACAGCGTGGATGTGGTACGGATGGAGACTGCTCTGAGCACGGAGCTGGACGATAACCAATACATGCTTGACACAATCAAACTCAACATGCAAAAGAGGGATTTGTCGGATAAGACCATTGACCAGTATATGAGAGCGTCCAGGATGTTTCTGGACACCGTACATAAAAATCTTCGGAATGTGGTGCCCACAGATATAGAGTATTATCTCAATGAGTTCGCACGGGGTAAGCTCAAGGTCAACAGCCCGCAGAGTGTCAATAATGAGCGGCAATTTCTTTCTTCCGTTTTTACGTGGTTACGTCGGTGTAACTTCATCACCAGCAATCCGGTGGAAAATGTTCCTAAAAAGAAGGTTCCACGGAAGCCGATTGACTTTCTGCAGGGCGTGGAAGTGGAAGAACTGCGTACCGCCTGCGACCAGGATACAATAAAAGGTAAGCGTGAGAGAGCTGTGCTTGAATTCCTTCTAAGCACAGGGGCCAGGGTGGGAGAGGTGCCCGAAGTCAAGATAACGGATATAGATTTTGTTTCCGGATCCCTGATGATTTATGGGCACAAGGACCGGGAGTATCGGGAGGTATATCTTAATGATGCCGCCCGAGTACACATCAAACGCTACTTGGACAGTCGGCAGGACGACAGCCCGTATCTGTTCGTAACGCTTCGCAAGCCCGCCACGCCTATACATGAGAGCGCCTATCGGGATTTGCTGCAGGATATCAAGACCAGAGCGGAGCTGCGGCGCCGGGTATACCCTCACCTGATGCGCAAGACAATGGCTTCCAGCCTTCGGCAGCACGGAGCAAGCCTTGATGATATTGCGGATATCCTGGGCCACGCCAATATCAAAGTAACACGGGACTATTACGCAGCCCAGGCCCCGGGCCAGCTGCGACATGTCCATAAATCGTGTATAGCGTAAAGAAGGAGGATAATATAAGTGTTTAAAAATAGTGAAGGTTATCCCGATAACACAGCGGGAGAAGCCATAGAACGGGCGGACAGACCGCCACATGCAGTAAAGCAGGTAATCTATATCCTGCATCTCATTACCAGTTTGGCCGGTATGGAGATTGTGGGGCGGGTTACTCTTAGAGACAAAGAGACGGGGAGGACATGGAATTGACAGAGGAACAGATGAAAGAAAATGAAGAAAAAAAGTGGTATCTCAAGGGATACGAGCGGTCTGTCCGGGAAATGAAACGGAGCGAGGAACGGATCCGCGAAATGCGGATGAACCGAATATGCCCTGCTGTTATTGCTGATGGGATGCCACATGCTTCAGGTTGTTCTGATTTATCAGGATATGCGGCGCGGTTGGATGAAGAAGAGCGGAAATACATGAAGGCGAGATATCTGCGTATAAAGAGGTGTCAGGAGATATCTGATAAGATAGAGCGTCTTGCAGACGAGGATGAAAAGGATGTGCTATTTTACAGGTACATCAAACTGATGAAGTGGGAGGATATCTGTATAAAGTTGAATCACAGCTGGCAGCACGTCCATAGGATTCACAGCAAGGCATTAAATAACTTTAAGATGTGATTAAATGTTACTATCGGTCTGTGTTATAGTGTAAGCAGGTTGAATGGCAGAAACCATTTGTCCTCCCATAATAGCATCCCTCCCAATATATTTTTTAAAAGAAGCATCCTGTGTAACATAGGGTGTTTCTTTTTGTCGTTATTTAGTGTATAATGGTAAAAAATGTATGTGGAGGCTTTAGCTATGATTAATAATATTGATTTAGCAATAAATTCGTACAACAAAGCAAAAGGAAGGTTCTTAATTGAACATGATACATATATAAAACTTTGCAATGACAAAAGTGCAATTGTTTTATCTGAAAATGCAGAAGCATTTGCAGCTCTAAGAGAAGTAATCACATGGATAGTGTTTTTATATGATAGAATTAAAAAGACTCAAGTTACTGATGACGATAAATTTTTTATGTCAGGTATAAAATATATTGATAATGTATTAAAGCATGAGAAATCAGTATTTGAACTTTATAGTGTTCAACGCCCTGGATTTACAATTACAGTTGATGCAGTAGATGGAGAGAGTGGTCCAGAAATAAAGTCTGTAGAATGGGAGCCTTGTTTAGTATGGGGTGAGCTTGAGAACATCCCTGTAAAAGCTGAATATATGAAACAAAGAGAGAATTACTTTAAATTTGTAAAAGAAGAAGGAGTATTAAAAAGTATTAATAAGATGGACGCGATCATCAATAAGTATTATGTAAACAATTGTGAAAGAAATTTATAGGTATGAGTAGAGGCGATATTATTTTCGCCTCTTTTCTATTATAAAAAAATCAGAATGAGAGGTAAACCTGATGGCAAAAGGAAAATATGAATATTGGCTGACGCCAGAAGGCTTGCTTAAACTGGAGGCATGGGCCAGAGATGGATTGATAGATGAGCAGATAGCGGCTAATATCGGAATATCCAGAGAAACACTATATCAATGGAAGAACAAATATTCTGACATTTCTGACGCCCTAAAAAAGGGAAAAGAAGTTATTGATATCCAGGTAGAGAATGCTCTTCTCAAAAGGGCATTAGGTTATGAATATACAGAAGTGACTCAAGAAGTATGCGAGAATACAGAAACAGGAGAAATGGAGCTGCGCGTCACAAAGAAGGTAACAAAGGAAGTTGTGCCGGATACTACCGCTCAGATATTCTGGCTTAAGAATCGCAAGCCAAATGAATGGCGGGATAAGCAAAATATGGAACTATCCGGAGAGATAAAGACCCGTAATCCCTATGCTGGACTGACGACCGAAGAATTAAAGAAGCTGATACATGGTGGATAGAGAATTAATAATCAGAGGGGCAGAGATAGAACTTGCACGGCGTGAGTTCTTTTTTTATTGTCATTTAAAGGCTCCGGCTTTCTATAAAGAGGAACGGCAGTATCTGGTTGACCTCTGCAATGAGTTTCAGGATTTCATCCAATCGGATGATGAAGTTATGGTGGTCAATGAGCCGCCCAGGCATGGCAAGAGCCGGACGGCGGGTCTGCTTGTTGAGTGGGTTCTGGGAAATGACCAGACGCAGAAGATTATGACCGGTTCCTATAATGAGACTCTTTCCACCATGTTCTCCAAGAATGTCCGTAATGACATCCAGGAGGAGAAAGCAGATGAGAACAGGATTGTGTTTTCTGATATCTTTCCTGGGGTAGCCATTAAGCGCGGTGACGGCGCCATGAACTTATGGAGCCTGGAAGGCGGGTACAATAATTATCTTGCCACGTCACCAACCGGTACGGCCACAGGGTTCGGCGCTTCCCTGCTGATTATTGACGATCTGATAAAAAATGCTGAAGAAGCCAACAATGAGCTGACAAAGGAAAAGCACTGGACATGGTTTACAGATACGATGCTGTCCCGTCTGGAAGAAGGTGGGAAGATTATCATAATTATGACCAGATGGGCCAGTGATGACCTTGCGGGCCGTGCGTTGGAACATTTCAGGGAAGCCGGTGCCAAAATCAGACATATTTCCATGAAAGCATTATTGAATCCAGAGACACATGAAATGCTTTGCCCGGAGGTATTATCTTATAAATCCTACCAGAGAAAAATAAGGGCTATGGGAGCCGATATTGCATCGGCCAATTACCAGCAGGAGCCTATCGATCTGAAAGGCCGGCTGTACACCAGTTTCAAAACATATTCCGGGCAGCTGCCTCAATTTAAGGAGATACGCAACTACACAGATACGGCCGATACCGGTGAGGATTATCTGTGCAGCATCAATTACGGCGTGACCTTTGCCAATGAGGCTTATGTGCTGGATGTGTTGTACACCAAGGATCCGATGGAAGTTACAGAGCCGGCTGTAGCCAGGATGCTGCTGGCAGGTTCTGTAAATGTGGCTGACATTGAGTCCAACAACGGCGGTCGGGGCTTTGCCCGCAGTGTGGAACGGATACTGCGGGAGGTGCTGGGGAGCAACCACACAGTAGTGCGGTGGTTCAGCCAGAATAAGAACAAACAGGCCAGAATCTATTCCAACTCTGCCTGGGTGATGCAGCATTTTTATCTTCCGGAGGACTGGCGCAACCGTTGGCCGGAATACTACGATGCTATGATTAAGTATCAGCGGGAAGGGAAAAACAAGCATGATGACGGGCCAGACGCGACAACAGGCGTGGCCGAAAAAGTTGGCGCCGGTGAGGCATTCAGTTTTGAATAAGGAGGTGATAAAGATTGATGATAGAATACGGCAGTGAGACCCGGCGCATAAATGCCATAGTAAATGCAGGAGCCAGAACAATGATGGGAGATACCAGGTTCCTGGAAAAGGAAATCCAGAAGTGGAAAGCATCCCCTGTCCGCAAAAACATGATTCTGGCAGAACGATATTACCGTGGTGACCATGATATTCTGCACACTCCCAGAACTGCTATTAATGAGAACGGGGAGCTGGCACCGGTAAAGAATCTGCCGGACAACCGCATTGTAGATAACCAGTATCAGAAGGCTGTAGATCAGAAGAAGAACTATCTCCTGTCAAAACCTATTACCATTACCAGCAAGGACGATAGTTACACGGAGGCATTGAAGTATGTTCTGGATAAGCGGTTTCTGCGGACGTTAAAGCGTATAGCCGGTGACTCAATCAACGGTGGTATTGGTTATCTGTATCCGTATTACAGTAGCGAGGGGCAGCTGCAATTCAAACGGTTCAGCAATTATGAAATTATCCCTTTTTGGGCTGATGAAGAACACACGGAACTGGATTGTTTCGGGCGGCTGTATCAGATTGAAGGGTATGAAGGGGAAACAGAAAAGATATTTGAGTTCTTTGAACTGTATTCCCGCGATGGAGTAGAACGTTATCAGCTAGATGACAGTCATTTGATTCCGGATGTGCTGCACCCTTCCGGCGCCCATTACCTGGTAGAGCAGCATGATCCAGACGGAAAGCACATGGAAGTCCCTTATAACTGGGACAGGGTGCCTCTTATAGCCTTCAAACGTAACGCTTATGAGATACCGCTGATTAAGTGCTGTAAGAGCCTGCAGGACGGTATTAACCTTATGGTATCGACCTTTGAAAATAACATGTGTGAAGATGCTCGGAACACTATTCTGATTATTGTCAATTATGATGGTACCAATCTGGGAGAGTTCCGGAAGAATCTTAGTCAGTATGGCGCAGTGAAGGTTCGCAATGATGGCAGCGGCGCCGGCGGCGATGTCCGCTCTCTGACGGTGGAAGTCAATGCGGAAAATTACAGAATCATACTGGAAATATTTAAGCAGGCCCTGATTGAGAACTGTAAAACCTATGATGCCAAGGACGCCCGGCTGACAGGCGATGCTAATCAGATGCACATACAGACCATCTATCAGGATATCGAGCTGGATGCGCAGGACATGGAGACAGAATACCAGGCAGCCATTGAAGACTTATTATGGTTTGTAGACCAGCATCTGGCAAATACTGGACAAGGAGATTATGAGCAGATTGAAGTGGAGATTACCTTCAACCGGAATATTCTTGTCAATGAGACAGAGCTGATTGATAACTGTACAAAATCTGTAGGTCTGCTACCTACGAAGCTTGTTTTGCAGAAACATCCCTGGGTGAAAGATGTGGAGGAAGCTATGAAGGAGCTTGAGGAAGAAGAGCAGAAGAAGCTTCAGCAGATGGATCCATATCAGGAAGCATTTCAGCGCGTACATCCAGAAAGCAGTGAAATAGGTGATGAAAAAGAAAAGGGGACGAAGAATTGAGTGAAAATAAGAGTGCATTCTGCAAAATGTTAGATGAAATATGCCAGTTACATCCTGAATGTGAAGATTATCATGAGACACGAGTAAGGCTATGTGAGGGATTCCTGAAAACGATAAAAGAAATGCAAGGTACAGATTTAGAACCGTACCTTGCAGAAATGAGGTGTACACCATACGATGGCTGTTTTAACATTTCTTTTAAAATTCCTCTTGTTCCATATAGCGAATTAAAGAATCTTCAATGATAAAGGAATAAGAAAATCCATGATCAGTAACTTCTGATAGGAATCCTTCTTCTTCCATTGATGAAATTGCATTGGACGCATGGACCATATCATTTCCATTCTGCGCCTGATATGTAAATTCTCTTGACCCTGATGTTTTATAGTGCTCATAACAAATATGGGCCAGGTTTTGCTCATAAGGAGACATACATTTTCCCCCTTTCAATTACTCAGCGTGCCAGCGCCTGTGTGTATATTATAAGGCGGGATAAAGGAAAATACAACGAAGGGAGGGAGAGTCAACGGCAAAGAGTAAGGATTATTGGAAAAAGCGTATGGAAGTGCTGGAAGATGAGCAATATCAGCGCAGCACGGCATATTATAAAGATGTTCAGGAACAGTTCAGACAGGCTTCAAACAGCCTGCAGATGGA